TCATGGGTCGATGACGTAGTTAAAAAATCTTATGTTGATGGTGAAGTTGTTGCACCACACCTTACAGAACATAACCCCGTATTTGAAGTTATTAAACAGTATGGTCAAGCGCCTACGTCTAATACTTTAGTTGGACAACGCATTGCTGTTCAACGTGGATTCATTAAAGAACTTTTTAATTATATGGGGATGTACAAAACTGAAGCTGGTCAAAAAGCTGCACAAGAAATGCTTCAGTCAATTGATAACGTTTATTCTGTTACATCTCCATTATTACAAGCAGGTTCTGAAAAACTTAATGTTGGTCTTTATCCGATGGCTCAACATTCGACTCAAATGATGATGCCAGATTTTAAAAATTTGGTTCAACTTCAAAAACAACTTGGCATGATGCGAAAAATTTCTTTTAGCCGCCTCATGGGTATGTACAATAATCGCTATGTAGATGCTTTTATGACAAGGTATTGGCGACCTACCGCATTATTGCGTGGAGGTTTTGTTCCTTCGGTCGGCGGAGACGAATATCTTGCATTTGTTTCCCGGCGAGGAATGTTAGCCCCAGCATCTAATTTAGCTACTGCTGCAACAAGAGATAGTCGTGGTCCTATCAGCGGTTTGTTAACTGCGTTGACGCGTGCGCCTGCTAAAGCGTGGGGGCAGATTTACAAACGTGGTATGGCAGATGAGATTTGGCGTATTAGCAATTCTATGGGCGCACGCAATTTAAGTGATTACATGGAAAATGTTGCAACACGTTATTTAAGCGGAGAAGAAATGGCGTTCTTGCAGCCAGCACGAAGTGTTGCTCATGATGCATTAGAGATTGCAGAACGGGATCATGCTGAACAACAATTTTTGAAAAGCATTGGTTTTGAACAGCCAGAAGAATTTAAGAATACTCTTAATGTTTTAAATCAAACACGTGCTGAAGTTAAAGCATTACCAGTTAAACCATTATTCAATGCATTTGATCATATGGCTTTAACAGCAGATTTTTATACTGCTAAAGCATTGCGTGCAATTCGTCGTGTAGAATTTGGGTTGTTGCCTCCTGATTTGCAACAGGCCGTGTTGACTATGGCTCCGGCTACTAATCGTACTGCTCTTGTGCAAGCGGCAGGTTTAACTTCTAAGTTTGATTTAGCGCGTGGAGTTGGCGCTGGAACGCAAGCGATGATGCGCGGTGAAATCTATAAACGTATTATTCATGAACATCTTGCTGATGTAGGTAAAAGTAATTACATCGAAGAAAATATTTCTGGTCAAGTTGCTGCTAAAGAAATTGCGTTAAAGGACAGCGCTTATACGGGTGATCGTTTTGTTTTGAAAGTTAATGATAATGGGCATTGGGCTACGTTTGATACTCATGAGCATCTTCTTGATGAGTCAGCTCCCCAACGTGCAGTTAAATATCATTTGATCAGTAATGATCCTATTGCGCGTATTGCATTGAATGAAGGTTTGGCTGGACGTATTCAACCTTCTGAATTGGATACTCTTGTTAACGCGTTGCATGGTTTACAGAATGGAACTCTTGGTGCGGTTGATACTGCTCAAACAGTTGAAGAAAAACTTGCTTATTTTGAAAATATGCGTCGCACTTTTTTAACGGATCATCATTCGTATGGCGATGAAGTGGCGTATTGGTTGCAACAGGATCGAGCGCTTGCCAGAAAAGAATTTGATCCGCTATTACAAGAAGAGTTTGATTTATTGCATCCAGAATTACAAGATACTCTCAGAGCATTACCGCAAAAATCTCAATTGGAATATGTCATACGACAAGCATTAGGAGATGTTCCTAAACCAATTATTGGACCTGATGGGGTTCAGACACTTGCAATTGTTCCGACTGGCCTTCAACAACAATTTGTTGATCAGATTGCTTTCTTAAATCGTTTACAATCACAGAATCGTGGACTTGCTCACGTGATGATTAGCCAACGAGTCCCGTTGCGTATCGCAGATTATGAGACAGACCTTAAAGCTGTCGCAGATGCTGCGTTTCGTGAATTGCAAAATCCGCATTATGCTGGATATGTTTATGCAAATCCGCGTGCGGTTTATTATGATGGTACACGGGTTCTGAATCCTCCGACTCCGGGTACACGCACGTTGTATGCGCCTATGATTGATAGGCATACTGCGGATCATATCAGTACCATGTTGTCTGTTGATGGCGGGCATCAACGTTTATTGAATGAACTTCTTGGTCTTGGTGGTACGGCTGATCAAGAAGAATTGTTGAATCAATTATTAACACAATGGCATACGAAAGGGATTAATTCTCTTATTGCCGATAAGGATGTTTTATCTAATGGTGTAATGGTTCCGTTTTCAACAGTTGGTTTTACTAATTATGATGATGCAAATCTTATTACTCAATTATTGGAAGATTGGCATCCTAATCCGCAGTTGCCTGATGGGACTGTAAGTCCTTTAATTAGTAATCCTAAAACTATTGGAACTGGTTATTTAGAGATTCCTCATACAAATGAAATCAAATACATTCCTTATAGGGACCGTCAATCGATTATTAATCTCCATGCGGAAGATAAACTTGTTCCATTAGAAAATGCAACGCTTGATAAGTTTATGCCTTTTGGTGATCGCACTATGCGTCGCTATGACGACTTTGGAAACATTGCAGCTGACGGTGTTCATGTTCGTGAAGGAGCGTTACATACTGATGCTCTTCGCGATTGGGCAGACAATATCGCTACTGATCTCATGCAAATGCATCAAGCTCCTACTGGTGGATATTTGCATGAAATCATTGAACCGATGATGAAAAACAGATTCGATATCAACAGTATTAGGCAAGTTGCTTTTAGTCGTATGCCTACGCAATACATTGCACCGGAATTATACGCATTAACTCCGGATACTGCATGGGAAAAAATTGTTAAACATGGTTGGGATCGGGTTATTAACCCAATGATTTTTGGTGCTGTTAGGCATCCTATGTTTACTTTAAGTTTTGCAGATGGTTTGCAAGCTGCTGAAGCTGTGGCTACTTCTTTACGTAATCCTGTTTTAGAAAAAGCTTTTTCTGAGTTGGTTCCGCGTATGGCGGAAGATATGACGGAATTGCAATTCAAAAATTATATTCAAAATATTTGGCACAATATTCATCCTGAAGTCCGCAATTCAATTAATACTGTTCAAGATTTTAGAAATGAATTGCAAGTCTTAGTGCGTCGTGATCTTATGGATGTGGAAGAAGTTGGAGATTTTCTTTCACGATTTAATCACAAAGAATTACAAACAATTGTTAACTGGACTAAACACAATGCAAATATTGAACAGTTATCAATTAAAACTGCAACTGATCGTGCAATCAACGATGTAATTCCATTTATTCATGATCATCATATTCGTTCTGTGTTTCAAGAATACGCTCGAAACATTATGCCATTTGAGTTTGCGCAAGAACAGTTTTTGCGACGATGGACAAATACGGTTCGTTATTCACCGGAAGCATTACGTCGTATGCAATTAATTGAACATGGATTTAGTTCAACTGTGTTCAGCAATAAAGATCCAGAAACTGGTGAATCCATGATTGCCATTCCGGGATCTGCTGCTTTGCAAGGCTTGTTAACTAACAATGTTTTAGTCAAATCACTTTATGGTAAAGACGGAGAAGGTTTAGCTATTCCTGTTTCTACTCCGCTTTCAATGTCTGTTAAAAATGTGATTCCTGATGTTGCACATGAATTTTCACATCTTCCTTCTTTGGGTCCGCTCGCTGTTGTTTCTGCTAATGCAATTATTAATCATTTCCCAGAAATGCTTGGTGGCCCACAGGCTGCACGTAAAATTTATTCGCCATTCCAAGGTGATTTCCCAATTGATTTACAACGCAATGTGTTAGAACAATTTGTTCCACCTATGTATGTGAAAATGGCTTCAGGCATTTTTGGTGATTTTGGTCGGTCAGTTGGCGATGTCAATGCAACTGCTATTGCGGCTATTCAACAGATGGAAGCTGAAGGTATTCGTATTAAAGCAGAGATCCAAACGATTGATCCCACTCCGGAAAATGCCGAAACTATTCGTAAGTTAACCGAAAAAGCTAATGCATTGTCTTTACCGGATAATGCATCGGCTTTACAACGTGAACGATATTTAGATAATGCAAAGATGTGGGCGCGAGCCAATTTGTTTACTCGCGGTTTGACCGGTTTTATGATGCCTTCGTCATCCATTAAAGCTAATTTTAAAGATGAAAAATTGGCACCTGAATTTGGTGCATTGTTGCAGAACATGAGTTTTGAAGAAGCTCTTGGTGTGTTTTTAAGTGAACATCCGGATGGTTCACCGTTTACTGTGTTTGCTTCTTCTAAGAGTAGTAAGGCACCGTTAGCGCCTACTGGTGAGGCTTTGAAGTGGATGGATAATAATGGTGAACTTCTTCAGTCTTTTAAGTTAGCTGGTCCTTGGTTGATGCCGCAGAGCAAAGGCAAGTCGGATTATTCGGCGCAAGCGTATGCAGATATGGTTGCGGCTGGTTTACGTAATCGTGATGGTTTGGAAGAGTGGTATACAAATTACAAATATTCTGTTGGAGCAAATGTTTATTTCCCGTTGAAACAAGAGTTCGATGCGCAACTTGCTAATGCTGCTGATAGTGCGGAACGTAAAATGTTGACTCAACAATGGGCTTTGGAGTCCAGTAAAATTAAGGCTCAGTTTCCTGTGTTTGCCGAGAAACTTGCGAGTTCTGGTAATGATATTTCTGAGCGGACGTTGGATGAATTAAGTTTGGCTTTGGCTAATCCTAATATTCCTGATCCGGGTCATCTTGATGGTTTACGTGAAATGGTGAAACGGTATAAGGATTATTCGTTTGAACATAAATTGTTGTCTACGGATAATTCGAAGTTGGGTCGTGAGAAAACTGCTAAGGCTGTGCATGATTTTCTTGAATGGGGAACTTCGTTTATTGCTGTTAATCCGGAGTTGCGTTCTATGTGGAATTCTTTGATTCTTCCTGCAACTAATTTGCGGACAAAAGATATTATTAATCGTGCGAATGGAGATTACTAATGTTAAAAATTTTTGATATTGTTAATGATCAAGCTTCTGAATATAAAAACAATATGTGGGTTGATCTTACTAATGGGGATTTACTTACTTATGACGAAGTTATGTCCTCTAATCGTGATGTACTTCCAACTGATCTTTTAAAGTCAACAAATGATTCTTATACAAATGCAAAAAATATTTCTGAATTAGGTTTTGTGCAAGGAAAAGATGACATTAATCAATTTGTTGAACCCGCTCCTAATCCGACTGAATCAACTTCAGTTCAATCTACTTCAATTTCTGATAGTGTTTCTTTAACAGGGGTTGAAGATCTTAAAAATCGTTCGGCTGCTAAAAATCCTGAAATTCAAAATAATTATTTTGTTGATTTAAAAACTGGTAATTTAGTTAAGCCAGCTTTAATCGCAAGTGGTGGTTCTAAAGACCCTGATACTTTAAGAAAAAACGAAGATTATGCATTAACCAGTATCAACGTAAAAGATTATCCTGATTTGGATAATCAAAATGTTGCGGATGTTGTTGACAATTTTGATTATGGGCAAATGAATGAATTGCGTACCAAAGTTGGTATTCCAATTCCTGATCAACAACAATTTAGTGGCACTTCTACAAGTGGTACTGGACAGGTTGTTGTTCCCGGTAATGCTCCTGAAGCTCCTGCTGCTACTGTTATTACTTTGTATCGAAACAATGCAGAAAACAAATCAGGCGCATTTGGGCAAGGTGTTCCAGAAACTACAAATGTTGGCAATGCAAAGAAATTAATTTCTTCTGGTGCTTTTCATTACGAAGATATTATGCGTTTGAAGCAGCGTCTTTGGGCTGCTGGTTTTTGGGCTGGTGGCGGGACTGCTGGTGAATCTGCAATTCAGAATGGTGGCCCGCCCAATAATCCTAGCGTTGATGATCCTGAGTTTGTTTCTGCTTGGTCTAAATTAATTGATACAACTGTCAAAGCTAATGAGAATGTTTCTGATCCTAGTCAAATCAAATCTTTAGATGATATTTTAGTTGATTCAATCAATAGAAATAAACAATTTATTCTTGAGTCAACACGCAATCAATATGATTATGGCAGTGCAATTCAATCGTTGAATTCAATGGCACAATCTCGCCTTGGTCGCAACTGGACAAAAGAAGAGTTAGACACCATTTTAGCTGCAACCGCCTCCGATAAAGCTGGTATGGAATGGAACACCGGATCTGGCAACGACAATATGGTTATTCATGGTGGTGGACCAGATTCAACTGCATTAGGTTTTGGTCGTGAAGTAGCAAAATTATTTGGACTTACAGTTTTGCAAGATTACACACCATCAAAATTAAATGCTCCAGATAATGCTTTTACTCAAGGTCTTGGTATGACTTTAACTGGTACTCCTGAACAAATGTTGCAAATGCATGAGTGGGCGCGTACTCAACAAAGCAACTCTGGTGTATTCAAAGATGTTCATGCTAATTACGAGCATGGGAAAGAAAGTCCTTCTTCGATTACGGTGACTTTTAATGATGGTGCAGTTCGACCAGTTTTAAACTCTACTGGTTTTGCTATTGCAGGTGGCAATAAAGCTGATGATCTTTCTAATTTTATGGAGGCTTTGAAACGACCGGGTGGTTGGACTGCATATTCTTGGGGAGATGATTCTAGGTCGCGTGGGGCTTATGGTTTGAGTGATGAGATTTGGCACGTTTATTCTCAACGTCTTGGTATTGATTCTAACGACACAAGTCCGTTAGCGCAGGATCGTGTTGCACGGGCGTATGTTCAGGATTTGTATTCTGGATCTGGAGCTAATCATAATTTGCGGAATTGGGCTGATGTTGCTTTGGCTATTCGAGGCAATGAAGATATGGCTACTGCTCGAAATCAGGCGCGTGCAACAGCTGGGTTAGGAGAGTTCGACGATAAAACAACACCTTACAATCTGGCTTCAGAGGCTAATTCGATTGTTACTAAAATGGGAACTACTCAATCTTCTAGTGGAACTTTGAATCCGGATCTTTATGCATCATTATTTGGTTCTGCTGGCAATGAGTTGCCCGGAACCAATAATCCATTTGCAGGTCGTCCCGCTGACCCGGCTGCGTTTAATGCCGAAGCAAATTACAATGCTAATACTATTTATAGTTCAAAATTTGCTGCGGAAGATTTTTTGAATACGTGGCTTAAAATGATGTCAAAATATGATTTAAGCAAATACGGAGGTCCAACTAATGGCTAATGAAGTTATGCGCGATGCCGGAAATGTTTTTAGTCATTTCTATAGGGCGCCCACTCCAAGTTTAACGTCAGCAGATTTTAGTGGTTTAGATACTTATGCTCGTGATCAATTTCGGGCGCAAGTCATGGGTGCTTATCCGGGTGCTGATGAACAGTTTGGTTGGCTTTTGGAACCTGCTGCTGCTCCATTATGGAATCAAATTTCAAGAATGTTTTTACCTAATAGCACAGCAACACCTACACAAATCCAAGGTGGTCTTGATTATGTGTTACGTAAAGCGGGTATGAGTTCTTCGAGTTCTAGTGGTGGTTCTGGTTACAATGTCGCACAAGCGACAGAACAATTTAAAGCTGTTATTCAAAACTATCAAGGTCAAATGGGATTAGAAGGGAACTTTGACGATTTAGCTGCAACTGCTGCTGCTAATCATTGGAGTCCTGATATGTTGCGCGATGCTCTTGCTGCACATATCGATATTCATACAGCAGAACGTCCGGGCATTGTGCATGATGCTGTAGATAAAATTCGTGCTGCGGCTTCTGATTATCTTGTTACATATAATGATGACGAACTTTTAGGTTTTGCTAAAAAGATTGCTGCTGAAGATATGAATATTGAGTCTGCTCTTGGTGATGTGCGTGATCGGGCAAAACAACAATATTCTTGGTTGGCAAATACTATTGATAGTGGGACTACATTAAAACAGTATTTTCAACCACATCGTGAAGCGATTGCAAAACTTTTAGAACTTGGCAATGGAGATAATGTGGATTTAATGGATTCGAAGTGGAGAGATATTGTGCATAAAGCGCCTACTGATAAAGATCCGGTGGATCGTTCTCTCACGGTTGCGGAGACTGAACGTTATGTTCGTCAAATGAATGAATGGCGTAGTACGAATAATGCTAAGGCTTCGTTTTCTGCTGGGGCTGTGGCACTTGGGCGTGTGATGGGGAAGATCGCATGAGTTGGTTAACGCGTGGGATGCGCGGAGATTTTGTTGAAGGGATTCAAGGATTACTTCATACAGCCGGTTTATACGATGGTCGTATCGATGGATATTATGGCAACAAAACTGAATCCGCGGTAAAAGAATGGCAACACGCTATTGGAGCAACGCCTGATGGAGCATGGGGTCCACAAACTATTAATCATTCTGCTTCATTTTTAGCGAGTGTTAATGATCATCAAGCTTTAACTAACGGAGCAGAACCGGTTATTCCGACTGTGCAGAAACGAGGTTTGTGATGGCTGATCAGGGTTTGATGACTACTGCTGCTAAAACGTTTGCTAATACTTTAGACAGGTGGGGTTTACCTGAGTTGAAGGGGGCAGCACTTGGTTATGTGATCGAACATGGAATTGAGAATCAAGATGATTTGATGGCTTGGGTTCAAACTCAAGATTCATTTAAATCAAAATTCCCCAACGGAATTGCTGATGTTTACAAGTTTACTAATCCGGGAAATGATCTTACTTCTCAGTTAAAATCATGGGGTTTAGAAAGTTTGCAAACTGCGTTTGAGCAGTATGTGGTTGAGAATGGTACGGATGATACTAATAGTATGATGTTGTGGTTGTATGAACGACCAGAGTTTGAGAAGCGTTTTCCGGCTTTGAAAGAATTGTCGGCTAAGGGGCAGGCTATTAGTCCAGCTGATTATGTTGCTAAAGAGCAGGCTTATACTTCTGTGTTGCGTCAGTATCCTATTGCGTCAAAGTTTTTTGATGATCCTGCTAAAGATTTTCATAATCTTATTGCTTCTGGTGTGTCGCCTCAGGAACTTAATGATCGTATGGAAAATGGTTACAAGCGTGTGACTACTGCTGATCCAAAGGTTCGTGAAGCGTTCAAAGAATATTTTGGGGTTAAGGGAGATGATGCTTTAGCCGCATATTTTATTGATCCTGAAAAATCTAAAACAACTATTGTTCAGCAAGCACAAGAAGCGGAAATTGGTGCTGCTGCAAAAATGACTTTTGGTAAATTGGATTTAAGTTATGCTTCTAATTTGGCGCAGAAGGGTATTGGTTTTGATCAGGCTTTAGCAGGTTTTCAAAAAATGCAGGCAAGTAAAGGTCTTTTTGAAGCCAATATGAGTGAGGCTAATATTGGCAATCCGGAAATGCATTTCATGACTGATCTTAATGCTCCTAAACCGGGTCAATCTCAGGCACCATCGCTTGATATCGCTGCTTCTAACACCGCATCGTTAGCCGCTGATTATGCTTTTGGGGTAAATACTAATAATCAAGAAGCATTACGTCTTCGTTTAGCCCAACGAAAAGCCGAGTTCGAGGGACAAGCACAAAATGTGGGAACTAATAAAGCAGGTGAAACTAATATTGGATCCGCTTTTTAAATAATTTAAATGCTTGTATTTTCTTTTTAATTCGGGCATACTTTAATTATTCCTGATTGGCCTCAAGTGAGCTAGCAATGGCCTTGAGTGAGCTAAAACGGATACCCGTTATTCTTCCCCGCAGATTAACGTGTAATTAGTCGGGCAGATCATCCACATTTAACGGTGAATGTGACTAAGATGATTTCTTTACCGTCCCCCAATAATGTCCTCCGCATTATTGCGTATTGGAAAAGGAGTTGTACCTCAATGTCCATGACAGATGATTACTCAGAGAACATCGACGAGATCGAAGATGCTTCTGAATCTGATGCAATCCGTAACCTTCGTCAAGCCAATAAGCGAAACGAAGAAAAAGCCAAAGCTGGTGAAGCAGCAATGCGTAAGTTAGCATTTCTTGAAGCCGGTCTTGACCCGCGGACCAATCCTCAGGTTGAGTTGTTTATGAAAGCCTATGATGGAGAACTTTCCGAAGAGGCTATTCGTACCGAAGCAAGCCGCTACAACCTTATTAGTGGTGTTGTTGCTCCGGAACCTTCTGCTCCCGAGTCGTCTTCTGTTTTTGATGCTGGCCAAACCTTTGCTCGTGCTTCGTTAGGTGCGGATTCTGGTGATGCGGCTGCACCAATTGAAGAGGGTGATCCTATGTCTAGTGCTTACACGGAGTTTCATGCGTTGCGCCGAGGTGGTGCAACTTCTGAAGAGGCTTCTGTGGCAGTGCTTGGCAAAATCTTTGAGCAGGCACGAAAAGGCAATGACAAGTTCGTGTTTGATGCATCGACATGGCAGGGAAGTGATTCTGCAAGGTCGCGATGAGAACCCATTCTGGTCCTCATGGTGGCGAAAATTTTGATCCTGCTTGTTATGGTTGCAAACTGAAAGATAAAAATCTTTCTCTTGCATCCGCAGCAGTTCCCACAAGGGGTAGGCGTCAACCTTTTCGTCCGATGGTTCAACCATCATGGGAAGCTGGAGTTGCCGGGGAAACCCGTCAAGATGGTTCTTTTATGCCGTACCTTGATAAGAGTCTGAATCCAATTGGGGTTAAAGAGATGGCCGATGATCGGACTCGTCTCGAAACAATTCGTAAAGATCAATTACACAATCCCTATTTTGGAAAGGAATAATCTGTTATGGCTACTCTTTCGGGTACCGCTACTTCTTACGATCTGACTAATGGTCTTATCGTTAACATGGACGAGGCCATTTATATGTACTCGCCCGAGGAGCTTCCGCTCCTGACTGGTATGGCGTCGGACGGTATGTCTGTTCTGTCACAACGACCGGTTGATCAGATTGAGTTCCAGTGGCTTGATGAGCGCAACCTCGCTCCTCGTTCTACTGTTTCTGCTACTACTGCTGTGACTACTGGCGACACGACTCTTAACGTGGCCGCTGGTGATGGTATCAAGTTCAGCACTGGTGATGTTCTTGCTATCCGCAAGGCTGCTGTTGCGACTCCTGAGGTTGTGCGTGTTACCGCCATTTCGACTGATGCTCTTACGATCACTCGTGCGCTTGCTGGGACTGCTACCAATTATGCTGCTGGTGCTGTGATCATTGGTCTTGGTACTGCTCTTGCTGAAGGTTCCGATCCGGCTAACTTCCGTGCGGATGACACCAACAAGTCCACGAACTGCACTCAGATCTTCGGTCCGACTGCTATTCAGATGACTGGTACTAGCCGTGTCGTGCCGCGTTATGGTATTCCGGATCAGTGGGCGCATCAACTGCATCTTCGTACCTATGAGAACAGCCAGTCTCGTGAGCAGGCGTTCCTGTACGGTTCGTACTACAACTCGACCAGCTCGAAGATTCGTACGACCGGTGGTCTGGCATATTTCCTTACCACTAACGTTGATGCCTCTAGCACTACGCTTACGGCGCTTACGGTCCAGACGAACCTTCAGAAGTGCTACAACGCTGGCGGTCTTCCTGATCGTCTTGTTGTGAATCCGAACAGCCTTGTGGATCTGAACGATATCGGTAATACCGCTATTGTTCGTCAAACGGTTGATGATCCGAAGCGTGGTCGTGTTTCGACTTCGTTTGTGGAGACTGAGTATGGTTCGCTTCCGATTGTGCGTAACCGTTGGGTGTCTCCCATTGATGCGTTTGCTATTAAGCGTGATCTTGTGACGCGTCGTGTCCTTCGCCCGCTGGTGTTTGAGTCGCTGGCAAAAACCGGTGATGCGGATAAGGGTCAGGTTGTGTGTGAGGAAGGTCTTCAGGTCAAGGGCCAGAAGCATATGTTCCGTATGACCAACCTTGGTTACTGATTTTAGATAGCATTATTGCTGTCTAATTTTGTGTGGCAGGAACCAGTTCCCCTCCTTACTGGTTCCTGCCACATTACTAAGGAGGTTGTATGCAAGAAGTTCCTCGTCCTCATCCTGCTGTAAGTGTTGCTATTTCTACGTTGAGTGCTGGTTCAATCAAGCATGAAACGTTCTCTTCTTGGAATAGTTTATGTCGTTATGACATGGTTCATGACGATGGAACTCCGGGATGCAAACATATTGTGAACGGTGGGTCGATTGAGTTATTGACTGGTCCGCGCGTGGCGGAGGGTCGTTCGCAAATTGTTGATGCGTTTCTTAAAGATCCAATCTATAAAAATGTGGATTGGTTGATGATGATTGATTCTGATATGACTTTCGACAAAGATGCTTTATGTCAACTGTTGGGTCATGCTTATGACGGGGATCGAAAAGCTAAAGCAAGAAAACCAAAATGTTACATTATTGGTGGTTTGTGTTTTGCCGGTGGTCGAAGTCGTATGTATCCAACTATTTATGCTGGAGCAACACGCAAAGCTTTTGATGGGACTGATCAGGTTGTTCCGGAACCCATTGAAAATTATCCGCGTAATACTTTAGTTAAAGCTTTGGCTACGGGCGCAGCGTTTGTTCTTGTGCATAAACAAGTGTTGCAGCATATGGCTAAACCGTATCCAGATGGTTTCAGTACTGATGCGTTTGGGCAACCTAATCCACATCCTTGGTTTGTGGAGGGTTTATCTAAGGGGGTGCAGTTCGGGGAGGATATCGCGTTTTGTATGCGTGCCAATTCTTTGGGGTATGCAACGTATGTTCATACTGGTGTTCGCACCGGTCATATTAAAACGTTAGAATTGAATGAAGAGTTATGGGATGAATACCAATCTCATAATCAAAAACCCAAGACCGAATTGAGGTTGCCTTGAGTACTATTGACAACATTGTTTATTCGACTAAATCAAAACTTGATGGTGCTGTTGGTCGTGATCGTGTTAATACTTTAAGTGCAACAATCAATTCTTCTACGACTTCTATTCTTACTGGGTACACTCCGACTCCGGATCTTGCCATTGGTTCAGTTATCGAACTTGATTATGAGCAAATGCTTGTGATGGATCTTTCTGGTTCTACGTTAACTGTTTTACGTGGTTGGAATAACACTGATGCTGTCAGTCATACTGGCGGTATCCCGATGTATGTTGAACCACGATTCCCTAAGCAAGCTATTTTCAATGAGGTTGTTCAAGAACTTCGTGCTATTCCACGATCCATTTACAAAGTTGTTACAACCACACTCAACTTTCCTGCCAATGTAAATCAAATTGATTTAGCTGGGGCAACAGGAGAAGTATTCCGTATTCTTGATGCGGAACGAAAAAGCTTTGACGGCGTTGGGTATCCATCTTTTAATCTCGTAACACGACTTGTTCGCAATCAAGACACAGCCGATTATGCATCAGGTTATTCAATTCAAATTGATCGCGGTCGTTTTTACAAAGAAGATGTTGATGTTCGTGTCACATACGCTAAAACTTTAGACACCACTTCTTTATCTACTACTACAAATTTACAAACCACAGTAGGTTTACCAATCTCAGCAGAAGACATTCTTACCTTTGGTGCAGCCAGTCGTTTAATGTACGACAAAGAAGCATTACGTTTAGATTTCACCCGTCAAGGACAATCACGTAACGCGTTAGAAGTTCCAGCCGAAACCTACGCTAAACAAGCATTGCGTTGGCGTATGGAAGCAGACCGGCGTACCAGCGAAGAGTCCCGCCGTCTTCTCGATCTTTATGGGTTCATGGGCGTATGAGCGTTTTAAATACACGCAGCCATCTACCTATTGTTCTTAATGGCAAACACTACGAAGTGGACCTTGCCAGCTTTCGACGCACCACAGTCGAAGCAATGCGCACTCAGAACGATCTTAATTCTGAAGCTACTGAACAAACACTTAATACTGTGTATGTGTGGAAACGTAGCGGTGCAGATTTTCGTTTAGGTGCAGGTCAATATTGGTTTGATGTTTTTGATGGTTCTAGTCGTCGCCGGTTTCATGAATCATTGAACGTTAATCCGTGGAGTCAACACGAATTATCGTTACTTAATACAACTTCATTGCGTACTAGCACTCTGAGTTCAAATCCTTATTTGAATTCTTGGATGTGCAACATTCAAGATTATTTGATTTACATTCGCAATTCATCTTCAAACGGTTTGAACAATGGTTGGCAATCTCATTATGTGGCAGATCCAACTGTAAGTTCTTGGAGTATCGGTAGTTCTACAAAAATTATCAACAGTGGAGAAACATTTACTTTTACTGAAGGTAACACTGGCACAGAAGGCACTTCTGCTGCTGGATGGATTTCTTCTTTAGGCGCAAATGGTAATGCCATTTATTTTACTGTTTCTAATCGTCCAACGTACACAACTGTTAATGGTAATTTTTCTTCTTCTGTAACTTCGATTACGTTAACTAGTACTACTCCGGTTGGTTATACCGCATTGTCTGCTGGAATGATTCTGTTGATTGGTTCAGAACAGTTATTGGTTACAAGTGTTGTTGGAACAACTGTTGGTGTGCAACGAGCGTACAATGGAACAACTGCTGCTGCTATTGCAACTGGTACAACTGTTTTTGTTGCTAGTGTAAGTCAACGAGAAACAGGTGTTTACAAATTAAGTATTTCAATTGCAGGTAATACTTCCGCTTCTGTTTCACCTACTTGGGTTTTTGGTCGTCATGGTGCAAACAACAAAGAATATTCTGATGTTCTTGTTGCAGGCAATTATGTGTTGGCAAAACATTATGAAAATTCTAATGATTCATTAGTACAGATTAAAGATACCAATGATGACACAATTGCAACATATGATAAAAATTGGATGCCCCATTTCACTTCAGCCGTATTAGGTCCTGACGGAGTATATCTTTCTGCAACCGATCCAATTCAACTTTCATCTTCAACAGCAGGATTAACGTCAACAATTTATCGTTGCACATTTGATACGACAGCAGCAAAATTAAATCCGCCATCTCCTGTTGCTTCCCTACCAACCGGCGAAATTATCAACACCATGTACTCATACGCCGGATACGTTTTAATTGGCACAAGCAAAGGTGTTCGATTAGGCACCTTTCAACAAACCGGGGGCATCTCATTCGGTCCAGTTATTGTTCTTGAAAACTACATTGACGCAACAGACGGCATCACCACTGATGGAACATTCAACGCATACGATTCCACTTTTCACGGCGGAGTCACCACGTTCGAAGGCAAAGGCCAATACGTTTGGTTCAACTGGAACCGTTACAAACCAACAAGTTTAGAAGAATACACCGGGGTCGGACGCATCAACCTTGGTCAACTTGTTGATGATTTACAACCAGCTTATGCAACTGATTTGATGATCACTAATACACATGGAAGCGCAGCCGAAGTTCATTCAATTGTTAACGTCAAAGACAAATTGTATTTTGCTACTAACTACGATGGTGTACGCGGTGAAACTTCTACACGTGCTACAAGTGGTTGGTTACGTACTGGCAAAATTAATTTTGGTACGACTGAAGCCAAACAATTTATTCGTATTGATTTAGAAGGTGCAAATTATGATGAGTCTTCTTCCGGTACGGACATCGCAGTTAAGTTTGTTGGCGATGCTACTAATTTAGGTTCGTTAAGTTCAGACGGTTCTACGATTCCTATTGATGGGCGATCTGGCGAGTATGAAGAATTAGAATTTGTGTGGTCAGGCACAACAAATACGGCAGATGCTGTGTTGAATAAATGGACGTTGCGTGCTGTGCCGGTGCCGGAACGTCAAGAAGAAATTTATTTGCCAATCATTATTAAAGACGCGGTGTCTCATAATTATGCGTTTTCTGTTGGTGCTGATCCTTACGTTGATTTCTCGGAACTTAATGCGTTGATGAAATCACGATCAATTATTGAGTTAAAAATTGGTGATGAAATCCGTAATGTTTTCATTGACAGCATCACTACTGGTGAACAACAAGGTGTCGATGTTGAACGTTGGAACAAAAACGAATCTTGGTTAGAAGGTGTTTGGCACGTTAAGTGCATCACCGTTGATCAATCAGTATCTAATACTGCACCGATTGTTTATGCGGGACCACCGGTAACTGTGGGAACTGTTACAACTTTAACTGCTGGTTCAACAGCGACTGTTACTAACACTGGGACTTCTCATTACCCTGTTTTGAATTTTGGTATTCCAACAGGAGCAACAGGTGCAACTGGGGCAACAGGCGCAACGGGTGCGACTGGACCGCAAGGTGTTACTGGTGCTACTGGTGCATCAGGTGTTATTGCGGCTACTACTCCAATTACTTACAATTCGGGTACCCAAACAGTTGCGTTATCTACACCCGGTATTGATGCTGTTATTCAACGTGAAGGTATCGCTCCTCTTCGCCGTTGGCATCGCGATCTTGCCGCTGTGCGTTACGCCCGCAAGACTTCCGGCAATGCCACCGCAGATATCTTATGGGTTGGAGATTCAATTGGTGAAGGCTACAACGGCACGACTCCGTTTTCGCAGATTATGGTGCGCCGCTTTGCTGCTAACCTTGCGCAGTTATGTAATGCTAACGGTCGCATTGGTCAATACGTTCCTGCTTATTCCGGTGATTATCGCTCACCGCGATGGACAATTAAAGACGGTAGCGGTACTACACTTACAACGGTCAGTGGAACATTAACTCGAACTGCCCGAGGACTTGGTTTGCGGGCCGTGTCACTTGTTGCAAATGGCACAGCTACCCTCGCGTTTACCGGCACTTCTGCCGAAGTGGTCTATCGAGTGCGTCGTCCTGCTGCTGGTTCTGGTTCAATTGCAATTGCCGTGACCGACTCTGGTGGTTCAACTGTTGCCAGTTTACTGACTACTCCTACTTACGATAATTCTATGACCACTGATCAAGAAGATGTAGTGCGTTGGTCAACGGGTTCACTTACCCGTGGCACCTATACAATTACTGTGACCTGTACAGTTGCCAATATTATTATTGATGGTGCATATGTTTACGATGGTGATGAGGCCGTGGGTACACGAGTATGGACCTCAGCATTGTTTGGTTCAAACTTTGATAACTACAACAACTCAGTTAACGTTACAACTTCAGCTGACTGGTTATCAATGTTACGGGCGTCTTATTATCATTCCCAACTTGCGCCTTCACTTGTTGTAATTGCTCTTGGTTCTAACGAAACTGCTGGAACTGACTTTAGTCCCAAAGTATCAACTATGGTCAGTTCAATTACTACAGCACTTGGATATGCTCCATCGTTTGCTTTGTTAATTCCACCATCTAACAAGCAACAATCTGATGATAGTTCTTGGGCTGCACGACTTACTGAACTTTATACTGTTGCTGCTACTAATGGGTGGGCTGTATGGGATTGGGCTGAAGTTACTGGTTCCGTTAAAACTGATCCATTGGCTTGGACAAATGATCAATTGCATCCGGTTGATGCTGGTCATGTTGCTGTTGGCGATTTTGCCGCTCAAAAAGCAACCGAAGCGATCTCGGCGTTGTCTGCTGTTGAAGATTTGCGTACTTATGTTGATACTGCTGATACCGCTACGGCTGCACTGGCTGTCCCTCGGTCATTACTGACCGCGAAGGGCGACATTCTTACGCGTTCAAGTAGTGCTGCAACTGTCCGCACGGTCGGCACCGACGCTCAGGTATTGATTGCAGATTCCACTTACGGTACTGGTTTGAAATGGTCACAGATCACAGATGCAAACGTGTCTTCAAGCGCAGCAATTGCAGCCTCCAAAATTAGTGGGACTGCTGTGACAAACACGTTGCTTGCAGGATGGTTGGGGACCACCACATCAAACGTCGAAACCATCCCAAGGTTCGTTGTTGCAAACGCAATCACAGTCCCAACCGGAACAGTTTGGTTCACTTTTGTTTCTCCTATGTGGGATGTGACTGTTTCGTCCATCAATGTGGTTGTGACCACAGCCGGAACAATCTCATCTTGTTTCGCTGGAATTTACACTTGGGATGGGACCACGTTGACGTTGGCTGCATCGACTCCTTCGACTCCGACGAATACCACATGGTTGGGTTCCACAGGTTTGCGTTCGATCAATCTGTCTTCCAGTTACACCATGACTGCTGGAACTAGGTATGCGATTGCGGTTCTTTCGAACCACACCGGTACTGTCGCTATCAACGGCTCGAACATCGGTATTTTGGCTACACCGTTGGCACCTAGATTGTCTGCGACCGCTACTGGTTCAACTCTTCCAACATCTACTTCGTCCATCACGGCTGTTGCAGCCCAATTATGGATTCGTGGTTCGTAACGATAACTTTCAAGAAAGGAAATATGGATCTTAATTCTATCCCAGAAATTTTAGCTCGCAATTACACGCCCGGTCGCACTAGCCCCGTAACTTTAATTGTTATTCACGATATGGAAGCAGGAGAGTATTCAACTACTGCTGAAAACTGTGCATCATATTTTGCTGGCAGCAATGCGCCGCAAGCATCAGCGCATTATTGCTGTGACAACGACAGTGTTGTTTGTTCTGTGCAACCTGATGATACTGCTTGGCATACGGCTCATACGCCTACAAATAATTGTGGGATTGGTATTGAGCAGGCTGGTTATGCGTCTCAAGGAGCTGATGGTTGGGCTGATGGTTATTCAACTCAGATGATTGAGACTCAGGTGGGACCGCTGGTTCGTGCGTTATGTGATCGTTACGGGATTCCGGTACGTTTCCTCGACGCTAATGCTTTACGAGGCGGAGAGTTTTTTGGAATTACTTCTCACCGTGAAATTAGTTTTGCGTTTGTTCCGGGTGGCCATACCGATCCGGGGCCGGATTATCCGTGGGATAAACTGTTCAATGCAATCGATTCTTCTGTGGGAACTACCCCATTTCCCACACCGCCCGTGACTTCTGGTGTGTTCTATGGTTTAGGATCTACAGGCAATAAGGTTCGTGATATTCAGAAGGTCGTAGGAGTCTCTCAGGACGGCGTATATGGCCCTCAGACGGCCGCTGCTGTTGTTGAGTGGCAACGTAACCTGCAAATTCCTGCTGACGGAATTTGGGGGCCTCGTACCGAGGAAGCATCAAAACAATTTTTTGATTGGCTTGCCGCTCAAAACCATCCTGCTCCGTCCGGAGAAGGCGATGTGTTTCTTGAAGCTTTAGCTGATGCTCAAACTCAGATCTTACAGTCTGGTAGCAGTGGTGGAGCTGTGCGTATGGCACAGATTGCTTTGAATCTTAAAAATTTTCCGGTTGTGGCTGATGGAATTTTTGGTCCATTAACTGCTGCTGCTGTACGAAACTTTCAAGCATCCAATAGTTTGTCGGTTGATGGGATTATCGGACCACGAACATGGCAGAAATTAGTTGCATGACCGCTATACTTTTTGCGGCTGACCTGAGCCAGATCATCAGTGCGTCCATCACTGGCGGTCTGGCTCTTGTCGGTGTCATCTGGCAAGCCCGCAAAACCCGGCGACTCAACACTGAAGAACACGGCATGAACGCCAACAAATTAGAATCAATCGAAAACAAAATTGATCATGTCAACTATCAAGTGGATCGCGTAAAAAATAACATTGAAGATGTAAACTCTCGGGTTAACGAACATTTTGAATGGCATAACCGGAGGGGTCCATGGAAGAAGAAAACACATCAATAGGTAAAACACACCTAATCATCCCCGATACACAAGCCAAACCAAACGTACCAACTGATCATCTACATTGGATCGGTCAATATATTCTGGACAAAAAACCTGATGTCATTGTTCATCTTGGCGACCATGCGGATATGGAATCATTAAGCCAATGGGACACAGGTAAACGCCAATTCGAAGGCCGACGATATGTCGCAGACATCGACGCAGCTAACAAAGCTTTTGACATTCTTTGTCAGCCAATGAACACACACAACACTGCTAGAAAAAAATGGCAGAAAAAACAATACCTTCCAGAACGGCATTTGCTTTTAGGCAACCATGAAAACCGTATCTGTCGGGCTATTGACGGCGATGCAAAACTAGAAGGCGCACTAGGTTTACACGACCTTAATTACACACAACACGGCTGGACTGTTCACGACTATTTGCGTCCAGTCAACATCGACGGAATCTACTATGCACATTTCTGGGCAAACCCCATGACTGGTAAACCATACGGTGGAGCAGCAGCAACACGACTCAAAACAATCGGACACTCATTTACAATGGGCCATCAACAAACACTAGACTTTGCCACACGCTTCTTATCCGGGGGTCAACAACAATGTGGATTAATTGCAGGAGCCTGCTACCTTCACGATGAAGAATACAAAGGGTTCCAAGGCAACGCACACTGGCGAGGCATCATTGTAAAACATGAAGTATCAAAGGGAGCATACGATCCGATGTTTGTATCGCTCTCATACCTTTGCCGCAAATACGAAGGCACCACTCTCGAAAAATTCTTAGCAAGAAAGTATTGACTTGGACACAACCAGTTGGAAAGACGAATCAATCTGTTCCGAAGCATACCATTTAGTTTTCGGAGACAGAGGTGAAGCATACGATCACCCATACATCGACTATTCCAGAACCACCCGCATTTTCTATGAACTCTCCGGTATCGAACTGACACCATCTGAAGGCGTTTTATTCATGATGGCAGTTAAACTATCTCGTCTTGGAAATGGTAAAATTAAAAAGAAGAAACTTAAAAAACTACGCGACAGCCTTGTTGATCTCTCTGGCTATTCTGATTGTTACTGGGCTGTCGCCGCTATAGAGGAGCAGAAACAAAATGCCTACAATCAACTTAATCAAAGCTTTTGAAAGCGCTGATTGGTGGAAAGACCTCGCAGACAGACTGATCCGAACTGCTGTTCAAGGATACGCAGCAGGATGGATCGCACTCGGCGCAAACTACAATGCCCTGTTCTCAGTCGAACCGCTCAAAGGTTCACTCGTTGCCATTGTCATGTGTTTACTGTTCTCACTTGGTGCAACTCAAGTCGGTGATCCCACTTCGGGAACTTTCAAAAAGTAATCATGGCTAGTGCAGCATGGCAACGCAAAGAAGGCAAGAACCCGGCAGGTGGACTAAATGCAAAAGGCCGGGCGTCTTACAAAAAACAAACAGGTGGAACTTTAAAAGCACCGGTCAAATCGGGAGACAATCCACGCCGTGCCAGTTTCTTGGCACGCATGGGAAATATGCCCGGACCGGAACGAAAACCTAACGGTGAACCCACTCGTTTATTATTATCGTTGAACGCTTGGGGTGCATCTTCCAAAGCAGATGCTAAACGCAAAGCTACTGCTATTTCTAAACGCAATAACGCTAAAAAGAAATAGTCAATAACGTGGGGCTTTGCCCCACGCAACACACAATCTGGTCATTGCACGTTGCAAAGTGAAAACATCAGACCGTTTACGGTCTTCGTGTTTTTTCCACTCTTCATTGGTGAAT